TGGTCCGCTATCACACCCTCAACGGCCGCCTCCCACCAGATGGGCATCTGGACTCGGGAGGCGATTGCGGCGAGGATGTGACGGACTAGTGGCACGCTCATGGGATCTGTAGCCTTTGAGAGGTCAGCAGAGTAGATGACCAGTTTCTCGCGGAGCGACCCCTTCCACCGAATGCGGATAGGACGGTTCCTCAGCTTTTGATGAGTAAATGATACTGTCTTCGCGACAGGCATCAGGCACTTAGTCATAGCTCGGGCCGCCCACGCAACTGGTGCGGAGTGGACGCTCGCAACGCGGATTTTGCCATCTGTACCTATGATCGGAGCGAGCTTTCCCCGTCGGTGCTCCTTGCACCTGTTCATGACGTGGAGAAAGTGTTCTTCCGCCGACCTGGTACGCGGTGTCGTTAGCCGAGCGCGACGCTCCATCCCGATCCGTAGGCCAGCATGCGGTCCACTCTCCCACTCCTCATCTTCGAGCGCGCTATCCTTTGCGTTAGCCGGGTCGAAGATGTCGTGGGCGAGGGACGCGTCTGCCCAAGATCGGGTGACAGTCAGCGTCAGCTCTGACATCGCTCTCTGGAACCTCTGAATTGCTCTCAGGCGTGCTAGCCTTGTTCGTTCTTCTGGTGTATATGTCTTGTACATTTTCAGGACGTAAGCGGCCCCTCCCGCCTTACGTCCTTGTTCAAGACACGCCGTGGAACCAGGTAAGGGGATCGACCTTTCGGTCTCCTTCATGTTGGACTCTTTTACCACCTTCCTGATGAACTCTGCTAGCTCGTTCATGAGCGCCATCTCTGGTAGTGGAGATGGTGTCTCGAGACGTTCTCGTGCTGCTTTGACTTCTGAATCGACCTTGTCCTGCGTGGGACGAGGTAGTTCGAGCGCCCGCGAGAGAGTAGATGCGAGGAATAGAGCCTGTGGCTCCTTTCCACGATTACGCAGCCGTACCCCGTCGACCCCGCAGGCCTTCTTGCGCAACTCGTGAGCCCATTCTTTGAGCTTATGAGGACCGTAGAAGACCGCCGCGCGGATGAGACGGACGGCGCGACCAATCGTTGCCCGATTATTGGGCTTCCATTGATCTCTCTCCTGGATACTTCCGTAGGAAAGCTCTAGGGCCGCTGCAATTGCGGTCCAGTTCCTGCGGACGATTCGGAAGTGCTGGCTGAAGCTTTGGTGTCGCTTCCATTTTCGTGCGGCCGCCGCATTATGTGGCAACCCGCACACCTCGTCGGCCGTTCTTGGGTATTTCCCGAGAACGGTTCGGCCTGCATGTAGGAGAGTGAAGACGGACTGGAAGATTGTCCGTGACTCCTGCTGCTGGGCCGACGAGCGTTTGGGCTGACGAATGTCAGTCGGACGCGGTGAAGACTTAGACGACAGTTTCGCTCTTTCGTTCAGAGCTGAGGACGTCACTCGCGAGGACGGTGCGCTTCGTCCCGAAGGACCCGTCTGACGACCTGTAGGAAGATCAAGAGGAGAGATTGGACACC